TGAGCCACCCGTCTCAGTAACATCAACACCATTCTTGCGAAGCCAGATTTCTACAGTATCCGAACCAGAATTAGTTCTATCCAACTGGGCAGAAAACTGTACATTATATGTACCAGCATAAGTAAAAGTAATCCGACTGTTCGATACAACAGACACTCCGTTGCTTTCAGCAGTTGTGTCAAAAGTCATTGCATACGCAGTGTTTATCGCTGCAGCAGTCTGAGTTGTGGTGTCATAGAAAGAACCGTAGTAACCAAGCGCACCGCCAGCACCCGTGGTGCCAGTAGACCCCGTAGGTCCTGTAGGACCCGTAGAGCCAGTGCTACCAGTTACACCCGTAGGTCCCGTTGGTCCAGGTACAGTAGAGTTTGCACCAGTAGAACCAGTAGAACCTGTAGCACCTGTGCTACCTGTTGGACCTGTTACACCTTGGATTCCTTGAGAGCCTGTCGATCCCGTAGCTCCAGTCGGTCCCGTTATACCTTGTGCTCCCGTTGATCCTGTAGATCCTGTAGGACCAGTAATACCTTGTATACCTTGCGAACCTGTAGCACCAGTTGAGCCAGTGTTACCAGTAGGTCCTGTAACGCCCTGTATGCCCTGTGAGCCAGTCGCACCAGTGCTTCCTGTACTTCCAGTAGAACCTGTACTTCCAGTGGCTCCTGTAGCCCCTGTAGGGCCTGTGATGCCTTGTATGCCAGTAGCGCCAGTAGGACCTGTACTGCCAGTAGATCCTGTAGCACCCGTAGGTCCTGTGCTTCCCGTAGGACCAGGAACTGTAGAGGCTGCACCTGTAGGGCCAGTAACTGTATTACCTTGTGGGCCAGTGGAACCAGTAGGACCAACAATACCTTGAGGTCCAATCAGGCCAAGTTCTACAACATAGGTATCTGTAAATACATTGCCCATAACTGTAGACTGGACAGGAACTTCTACAACCGATACAGCATTTTCAATTTCAAAGTAATCAGCCATTATCGTGACACCTGCGGATCTATAACAAATGCACCCTCAAGAAGGGTAGTGGTTGTGCCATTGGGAGCAAAGGTTTCAAAGTCATAAACCCAAGTACCAGAAGGTAGGGCAGCGGTATCAGCTGGGGAGATGTACAAAGTAAACATACCATTTACGCCATCAACAGTGATGCGACCATTTTCAGTTGAAAGTTCAATTAATTTATCTGTAGATGAAATGCTACGGCGGATCTGCATACGTGCTGTGTAACCCGTAATGTTTACAGGAACAGAATTAATTTTCCAGACAGGGGTATTTTGAAAAGTGTCACCTTGGGTGAGTCGGTAGTTGTAGCGACCTGGTTTCACTTATGCTCCTGTTGTAATGTATGCGCCATAGCCAGCGGCTGTAAGACTAGCAGCTTCACTGGCAGAAACTTCGGTAATGTGGCCACCTTGGTAAAACAAGACAGCAGCTTCTAGTTGTTCTAAACCTGGTGTGCGGTAATGGGAATAAGACCCATCAGCATTCTTCAGGATTGTATCTGCACGTGGTAAACGGTAACGGTAGAACAACCAGTCATCACCAGCGGGACCCTCTTCAACAGTAGGTGTTGTAAAGAAGTATCTCACGCTGGCTCCTAAATAAAATTTGTGTAAGGGGTGGTAGCCCCCCGCCCATTATCTGACGGGGGACCACCTTGACTTATTTAATTAATTAAACGTTGTCAATGCTTGAGGTTGACTCAATGCGGTATAGTGACTGTTCACGGTAACGAGCGAAACCAAGAACACCGTACCAACCGATTGGTCGGAAACGCATCAACTTGTCAACGACTGGACCAACAATTACGTGTGGCTCTTCTGCAATCGCTTCGGCAAGAGCTTGCTTTCCAGCAACGATCGTGCGGAATACGCGAGTGCTTGATGCACCATCAGCAGCGTTGTATAGACGTGGTGACTCAACAAACATTGCACCTTCGTAGGTACCAATGCTTCCTGGCCATAGTTCTCCAGCGCCTGATTCGTTGTATACGTGAGCTTCACGCCAACCGCCAGCACCAGTTTCTGCACGAAGGTCATGGGAAACTTCTGGGTGGATACCACACCAGTAGAACTCACCCTGACGAGGCACAGCCTTGTTGGTGCGTAGCTTTGCAACAGCCTTACGGATGTCTGCAGACTTGATGGTGTTAGTTGAACCAACGCCAGTTGTGCCTGTAGGTACAGTTCCTGTGCTGTTAGCAGAGAAGATTACGTTGCTTCCACCGCGAAGTACGGTCTGAGCAACTTCATCAATGGAATCTGCCATGTTGAATGCGATGATGTCAGCAATTGCTGGATCAACGTCAGATAGCGAGAACAGTTCCAACTTACGGGTAGCAAGAGCAGCGTTACCGTATTCTGCAAGAGTTACAGAAACCTGGTTCGTGTTACCAAAGCCAACTGCATCTGGATCTGCTGTTTCAGACAGAGTTCCAGTAGCCTTTGACAAGTCGTTGTACAGCTGGAATACGACAGAGGAACCTGGCATAGCCTGTTGTACTGGACGCTTATCTGCAACATCGCGGATAAGTGGGACAGCACGAAGAGCGAACTCTACGTAGCGGTCATAAGCGGCTTGGACGAGGTAGTTACCTAGCGAACCGCTGTCGGTGGATGTATAGGCATTAGCCATGATACATCTCCTTTCAATGGGTTGATTTTAATGTGGCTTAACGACCCATTTGTTTTCCGAAGACTAACTGATCTAACTCTTCTTTACTGGAAACACTTGCAAGTCGGGTCATAAGATCCTCATCGCGTCCAGGGGTAGAAGCAGTAGATACAGAATTGTCCATACGTTGTGACATACGGGCATCTTCAGATAACTCTGGTTCGTTAGTTTGTGCAACACTGCCTCCGAATACATCTGCGTATTCATCTAGCCATGTTGCGATAGCTTCAGGAGTATCCGCATCTGCAGGTATAAACGCTGCAATTTTAGGATTAACACCCTTAGCTTCCAATACGTCTTTGACTGATCGTTGACGTAGGTTCGACTTTAGACTTGATAGTTGTTCTTCAAGTTCCTTGCGTTGCTTGTCAGCCTTCTTAAGGGCTTTACGCAAATTAGCAGGACCTTCAGAGTCGAACTCGTAGTCGTTGTCATCATCTTCATATTGGTTTGGCATTTAGCCACTCCCTTTCCATTGTGGGTTCGCAAACCAAACAGTCACGCAGGGGAACGTGATGTCGCTTTTGCTATCGGACTTCGGATACGCGCACATGGGCCGATCGATCTGTGCGGAGTGGAATGTTAAGGTCATGAACCTATTGCAGTCTTACTGTCATTCCTGTGGGACTAGAACTGTCCCGAGATACCACCTTGCAGTGATTTACTATCAACGTTTGAGCGACCAGTAAAACGGCTTTGTTCTTGTCCAACAAGTTGTTCACGTTTACGTTTAGCCGAAGCCAAACCGCCAAACACTTCTGATTCAGCAGTAGACTGATCGTATGCATCACCACTAATGGCAGCAAGATTAGTAAGGCCAGGGGTAAGTTCTGCCACCTGAGCCATTCCTCTGTTTGCATCAATGCCAGTACCTAAACCACCAGCATATTGCTCAAGATTTTGAGTATTAATTGCAAGACCTTGATAAAGCGCAGCTGAACCATACTGAACTGCTTTAGCCTGAGCTTCAACAATTGGTGCAGCAGCCTCTGGATCCAGAATGTGGGCAATCATGTGACCACTATCTAGTCCATACATTTGTTGCAAAGCCTGCTTGTAGTAAGGATCAGTGTTATCAAGAACTTTTCTAGCAGCATCAATTCGACTATTTAATTCAGAAACAGAAACATCATTAGAGATAAATGTTGCAATGTCATTCATGCCATCATGAAATCCTTCAGGCATTCCTGCGCTTTTTAAAACAGAACGATAGGAAGATTCTAAATTTAAATAGTCTTGTCTAGATAATGGTGCTAGTCCCGCTGCTTTACGTAACTCGTTACCATTAAAACGTGCCTTGTATTCATCTGTCATAGGCAATAAATTATTAACAATTTCATCGACCTTGTAAGTTGATTGCCATTTAATTGCTTGCTCTGACAAAGACTTAATTTGCTCCTCATTAAAACCAAGTCCTTTTAACATGTTTCTTAAAATGTCTCGAGAATCAGCATCGGAAGCAGGATCGCTTGCTGATGTAACTGGAGTAACTGTATCTGCCATGTCTATTACGCCTTACCAAATGATCGAGCAATACCACTAGCCAAACTAACCATATCCTGACGAGATTGAGTTGTCTTAAAATAACGGTCATCAGATTTCAATTGCTGCAAGAAAGCACCAGGTTGAATAACTTGACCTTTATCATCTACTTTACTTAAGGCATTAAATACTGTTTTGTCTGAACCCATAAGACCAACCTGGGTAGGATCTAGTTCAAGTGTATTTGCCATAAGGTTTACATATGGTTGAGCAATTTCAGTCATGGACATTCCTGCATCAAGTTGCTTGGCAAAACCAGTATAAGTTCCCTTAGCCAAATCTTTCATGTGATTTTTGTAAAAAGTGTAATCACTTGTTGATGTAGGATTAATAATATTCTTTGCAGCATCTGAATAAAACTTATCATCAAACTGATTTGATATGCCGTATGCAGCTGCATCTGCTTTAAGATTATTGATGTGTGTGCTGGCCTGCCCAGAAGTACCAGTAATTTTTCCAATTTCAGCAACATGCTGATTAAGTAAACTTGCATCAATACTGCCAGCCCTACCGCCAGACATAAATAAAGAAGCACTTACGAGGCCAGTAATCTGACTATCAGTTAATTCTACACCAAGGTTTGCAGCAGAAACTTTAATAGAATTTTTTGCTAAATTTTCTTGCTCTGTCCAAGAAGCAGGATCTGTTGCTTTAGCAGCAGTAGCAATACGCCAAGAATCTGCATGGGTTGTAAACCATTTAGTGTTCATTAAGTCTGCATTGAACTTTGCAGTTGATAAACCTTCGGCAACAGCTTTATTAAACAAAGCCTTTAATTCAGGATCACTGTTTACAATTGCAGCCTGAACGCCATACTTGTCAGCAAAGTCTGGTGCACTTGAGGCAGCAGGCGGTGGTGTTTTAGGTTTTGGCTTAGGCTTAGGCTTTGGGGTTGAAGCGGGTGTTGGGGTAGGTATTGGTGCAGGGGTGGGTGTAGGTGTAGGTGTAGGGGTAGTACTACGTAAACTTTCTGCGTATTCTCCAGCCATTAAAAACTACCTCCCGCTGGTCCGTTTAAAGTATTCATGAATGCATCAAAATATGTTGGAGCCTTTTGGTATCCAGCATATTCTGGGTTTAATTTTGCTTGTGTTTCAGCTAATTGATTCTCATCAATTCCACCAGTAGTAGTACTCCCACTCTTACTGTAAGTGGTA